GATGGGTATACAAGTGGTCGCCTAGAAGGTGTTATTTCTTACGGAAATATAGTTTATATGCATATATCTTATCTTGAGACAAATGGTACTACTAGGTACGCTTCATTCTATAGAATAACTCCTACCACAATTACAAAGATTACAGATTCAAACGTCGGCTTATGGTTCCCAATGATTCTTTCAGGTGTACAAAATTACATGAACTAGGAGGATTTAACGTTGACTTTTTTAAAGATTATTAATATTAGACCAACAAATAGAAATGGATCATTTGATTATAAAGGATTAAACACTGAGATGTTCAATCCACCAGACTATTCAGCAGATAATTCGTTCTGTTATGTTATCACCAGTGAAGAAGAAATTCCAGTTCATCCTGATGTAACTGTATTAACAGAAGATGACTATCAGCAATTGGTAGAGGAAGTAAGGAATAAACCTATTTATGATCCAATTACAGAGTTGCGTCAGGAAAACTCTGAATTAAAAGTGCAGAACTCACAGATCATGTTAGCATTGGTTGCTAATGATTTAATATAAGGAGGTTCGCAAATGGACTGGTATAAATTTGTAAAAGAACATTTTGAATTAGGCAACTATAATGAAGTAGCTGTTAAAGTTTATGTTGTAAAGAAAAAGATAACTCCACAACAGTACAAAGACATTACTAGATTTGACTATGTAGCTTAATACTCAGTTGGAAGTTACTATGCAATAAGGGTCTCCAACATGGAGGCATATTTTTTACGGCTCCCGTCTCTTGGGGGCTATTTCTTTTAAGAGGAGGAAGGGGGATTGGCGGGTGATAAACAGAGGTGTTTCGTCGGATTACGAGAGTAGAGACGGAAGGTGGACAGTATGGACAAGAAGCTGAAATAAAGCGATTGAAGCCAACGAGATAGAGGTGAGAAAAAGAAAGATGATTTAACTTAGTGTCCGGTACATGACCTTAGTTCGACCTATAATCAGAGAAACACTATGGTAAATTGATATTTGTGGGAATCGAGGAAAGAGAGACAAGTTACTCGATAGGAAAAGAACACGGTAAAACCGCAGACCGCTGAGAAATTCAGCGGCTTTTCTTTCTTTGTTTACAACAGGAATAAGCTTGAAGCTTTATTTCACAGCGGTAGTTATCTTAACAATCTTGAACACTTCACTCTCCATCCCTGAAAGGAGGTGAGTCAAATTGTCATCTATCCATTTAATGCGATCCGAGGGAAGTTGCTGGAATCTGTGCCGGAATTGAATGACGTATACCATGTCTCGGAACAAGTTGAGGCTAGCAGTGCAAAACCATACGTTATTCTATCTCCTTCTATAGATAGCGGCGGTAGTCCATGGGCTGGATTGCGTTATCCAATCGAAGTCAGCCTATACGTTGACAAAACTAGTCCTGAACAACTTAACTCCCTAGCTGAGTCAATTACAAAGACGCTCAACAATCAGCTTCTAGAAGACGAGCTCACCGACAAATGGCTGACGCTTTATCTGCAACAATCCGTTACAGACATAATCGATGAGGAGCAGCAAACTATCAAACGCATCATGAGCTTCACTGTCATCAGTCCTCGTCCATTAACAGTAGAAAGTTCAATCGTTAACGACGATTGGCTATCCGCTATCGTAGCCTGGACACGAGAACTACTAGGTCAAGAGTGGTCCGTATACAGCGGAGCCTGGCCGCTACAGCCATCTGTACCTGCTGTAATGTGGAGAGTTAGCGAGATGGATATCACGCCCAAAGGAACATCATCCTTTGAAATTCAAAAGCGCTTGACCGCTTTTATTCAAGGCTTTGATTCCAACCAAGAACATAACGCTCTTCTGCAGCTTCTTGAGGCCCTTGGAACTTCATCCAGACTGCCGATGAACGAAGCGGATCGCCGTTATCTAACCGTCTCTGAGCCAAAGGTGAATACCAAAGTAACAGCTGATGGTTACACGAATCAAGGAGAGGGACCGCTCACGGTTACTTTAAGTGGAAGAACAAGCCGTCAGCCTGCTGGTACGGAAGGGCCATTGATGCACTTTGTACATTATGAATCCAATTTGAGGTGAGACATTTGCTATTTAAGAAAAAAATCGCACAACCCAAAGAGACATCCTCGCCGCTGTATTCACTGCAAGAGATGCTGGAGAATTCAGAGGCAATCCTTGGCGTGAAGCCAGAGGTATTGGTTGGGGCCACAGTGAGCATGGAGCAGGATGCATTTTATATTAAGGAAGCTGAAGAGCTTGTCCAACAATTTTTGAGGAAGAAGGTGCTGTAATATGGCAGGAGGAACTTGGAGTGTAACGAATCAACCGGTGTTGCCCGGTTTGTATATGAATTTTGTGAGTGCGGCCGGAACGGCGATCCAATCTGGAGCACGCGGCGTTGTCGTCGCCCCCGTCAAATCGCATTGGGGTCCCGTAGGTCAGTTTGTTGAGGTAAATAGCGAGACGGCGATTCGGGAAATGTTTACTGACAATGAGACGGATGGAGCAACAGCGTTCTCCACTTTATATCTTGCACTGCTCGGCGGACCGAACAAGCTGCTAGCTTATCGTCTGGCAGACAGTTCAGCGGCAGAGGCCACTATTCATTTGAAAAATACTGAGTCTAGCCCAGTAGATGCAATTACTCTGAAAGCGAAGTATCCTGGCAAACGCGGCAATGACTTCAAGGTAACGATTCAGCCAAGCCCGGTCATTACAAATACCAAAGAACTCAAACTGTACGAAGGTGGTAAACTGCTGCGGACGATTGCACTCGGAAGCGGCGAGGCGGCGCAGGCTGCAACTGCTATTAATAAAGACACGGGCAATCAATGGATTGTCGCTGAGAAAATAGCGGAAGGCACGCTCGCGGATGTATCCGGCGAAGCCTTTGCAGGTGGAGAGAGCGGAATCTCAGGCATTACTAATGCTGATTATATCAAGGCCACGGAAGCTTTTGAGACCCAGGACTTCCATGTACTGACGCTCGATGGTGTCACGGATGCGGCGCTCCGGACCAGCGTTATTGCTTGGGTGAAACGTGTACGTGGCGAGGGTAAAGGAATTATTGCCACACTTGGCGGCACTTCGGCCGAGGATACAGCCAGTGATGCGGTAAATAAAGCGATTGCCCGCAGTATGGCCAGCGATTATGAAGGGATCGTTAACGTGGGTACAGGGGCAAAAATGAACGGCAAAGAATACTCTTCCTCCCAGGTAGCTGCTTGGGTGGCGGGTCTGATTGCCGGTCAGTCCTTGAAGGAGTCAACTACTTATGCTGTTGCGCCGTTTGAGGATGTAACGCGTCGTTGGACTCGTTCCGAGCAAGAGCAGGGCGTGCAGAACGGGGTGTTTTTGCTGGTGCATGATGGTCGCAAGGTGAAGGTGCTTCGCGGGGTGAACAGTCTGAATACGTTTGGTGAAGGCAAGAACAGAGGCTGGAAGAAGATCCGCAAGATTCGTGTCATTGACCAGATCAACTCAGATCTGCAAAAAACCGCCGAGGATCACTATATCGGTAAAGTGAATAACACGGAAGAAGGCCGTCTCGCTTTGATCAGTGCGGGCAAGCAATATTTGCAGACCTTAGCTCTGGAAAATGTGATCGAATCCAACGGGTTCGATGTAACACTCGATCCTCGTTTTTATGGTAGCGGAGCGCAGTTCGTTCCTGAAGACGATCAGGTCTTCCTGGCGTGGACGGCGGATGATACCGATGTAATGGAACAAATTTTCGGAACGTTTTACGTACAATAAATCGATTATTAGGGGGATAACAATATGGCACAATATCTTGATCCAGGCCGCATTATTATGGGGACGTTCGGTCAGATTTTTATCGATGGAGTCTGGCAGTCGAACTTGAATCATCTGGAGGCGAATGTCGAAGCGGACAAGCGGGAACTGAACCTCGTTGGTACGGATTATACCGTATTTAAGTTGGGACGCAAAAAAGGAACCGGCACAATGAGCGGCTACAAAGTAACCTCGGATATGATTACGCGGGGCTTCCAGAAGTTCTCAATAATTAATAAGCTGGATGATCCTGAGGCATATGGCTTTGAACGCATTCAATTGAACGGATGTATGGTCGATAAAATCCAGCTTGCTAACTGGACCGCCGGCGAAGAGGTCGTTGAGGAAACGGCGTTT